ATTTCTCCTCAGTTTAGAAGAATTGAAGTCAAATGTTTGATCTACATTCTGTGTTACAGGTTCTGATCTGTAGAACTGACCAATAAAATATGGAAATTCAGGTTGTGTAGTACCAGTTCCAAAATTAGTGGAAATTCCAGCAAAATATGCATAGACACCATTAGGGAATTCTGGTGTTTTTGCAAATCTGCCATTATATTGATCTAGATCTCCAGAATTATCATATTTGTAATCTTCAACAAAGAATCCATCAGTAAAACCGGAAGGTCTATCAACAATGTTAGCACTAGATTTAGTATATCCTGTTCTCAACTGAACAATATCGGAGTTAATATCCAATGGATTAGCATGTCCGAAAGGTCCATAGATTGGATTACCATCATATGCCCAACCAATGATCGGTGAGTGGGTGCCTGCAACGTCTTGGAAGGCATCTCCACCAATCTGGGTGCTATATCCTACTAAATTGTATTTTAGACCTGCTGTGTCCTCCGAAACGAGTTCATTACCAAATCTTGCATTGTGATCAACTGTCAAATCTCTGACAGATGCTCTAGCAGATGCTTTACTTCCTATAGATGTTGCTGCAATTGAGGTATTGACATCATATCCAACGCCCTCATTGAGGATTACAACAGAAGTAATCTTCTCATTTGCAACAATCGCTCTTAATTTTGCTCCAATACCCACACCATCGACTGTCAGGTCTGGTGCACTAGTATATTCTGTGCCAGGATTGGTGATTTGAACACTTACAATTTTTCCACCACTAACAATTGGTTTAATTTCAACGTCTTTACCCGATTTAAAGGTAACATCAGGCAATTTGTGGAAGTTAAGGATGGTTGAACCATACCCAGTGCCTGTTTCATAGAGGTAAAGATCAACAATTTCACCTCTGACTTGTGGAGTAGCAGTAATTACACCCGTTACACCGTCAAATTCGGCATCAATTGTAAGAGAAATGTCTCTATAAGCAAAATTATGGTTACCAACACCTTGTGTAGTGAGTTCTACAAACTTTCTTCTCTTGTAATTGTTGGTAAATGCAGTTGTACCAACACCAGGATCACTTAATCTGAAGGAATTATTATCAAGTTTAAGAATGTGATGTTCATTTCCACTTGTAAGACCACCAATTGCAGTGGTATCAGCAGTATAGACGACAATATCACCATCTTTAAACCCGTGATTCTCAAAATTAACTGTACTATAAGTGGTTGAAATGCCTGTGGGTTTGACAGTCAGTTTTCTGTTCTCATATCCACTTCCAGGATTGATAACTTTAATTTCACGAAGAGTTTGTTTTGGATCAAATAGTCTGAGTTTATGAATACCTTGGGTAACAGACGTTGTAAATCCTACTGTACTGATACCAGAATTAAAGTCATCAAAAGTTTCATACAACTTGACAGTTGATGTATTGACTAATTCAACAAAGTATGCAGATCCACTGTGAAGAGTTGATGTTTGATTTGTATTACTACCATCAAATGATCCAATACCAATTTCTGCATTACCATTTCTGTTGTAGATTACCTTGTCACCATTTCTTAAATTATGATTCTTAGTAAAAGTGATCGTATCATCACTGATATCAATACCACCACCTACAGTGCTCTCCCTTGCGTCAAATTCAACCTCACGGTACTTTGTATCCAGAATAGGTTCTAAAATCGCTCCAGACCCATTTCCACCACTGATGGTGACCGATTGAACTCTACGAATATCAAAGTCTTGAGGATCAACTAAAACAGACTTGACAGATCCTCTAATAACAGGTCTAATTAATGCTGTAGTTCCACCACTAACGACAGAATCTCCAAGTGTTACAGTCGGTGGATTAATAACATCATAGTCATCACCGGCATTTAGACGGACGACTTCTTTAACTGGTCCAAAGAAAATCTTATCATCAGACTTATAGTTTGCAATTTCAACACCATTAACCAACATTCCAGTGGTTCCTGGAAGTGTTTTTGTACCAGCACCATTTTTGATATTCTGACTATTGGGGAATTTCTTCAGAAGTCTTTGTGGTTGCAGAGATCCACTCTTTTGAGATGCTAAAGTAAAGGTATGAGAACCTGTTGCACTTACAGATTCAAATCCAATAGGAGTATTACTTTCAATGAAAGAAGGTGACTCATATAATTCTATCTTGTTGTCAGGATTCAATACCTTTACATAATATGTCTTTTCAGTAAGACCAATTAAAGTGTCATTCGATGCAGTGTATTGAACCTCATCTCCAGTAACAAATGGAACACTGGATGAGAATGAAAGGGTTGTATATCTTAGCGTGTTGCTGTTAAAGTTTTCTAATGCACTACCACTTGCAGAAGCAATTGTTGCAGACTTAATATCCTTGGCAATTTCATAAGATGGTAAAGAGTTTGATGCAACATAGAATGTCTCTTCATTCTCAAGATAAACATTCTGAACATCAGCAGTCACACCATCATATGCCAAAGGAACTCCAGTGCTTGATGCTGTATTGAGTTTTCTTCTGATTGTGTAATCTACACCAGTTGCTGGAGTAAATCCACCAAGATTTCCAAGAGTTACACTTTTTCCAGTTACAGTCAAAATTTCTGCATCTGCTGCTGCAATAGTCTGTGTTGAACCTTGCAGAACATCTACAGTATCACCAACCTTTAGACTTGACTTTTCAATTGTAGACTTGAGAGTATATGTTGAACCGTTGATTGAATCAACTTCAAATCTAACTGAAGTGTTATAGATCCAGGAATTTGCGAATGTTTCTTTGAATGACTTATCGGTCTCTGGATTTTTGATTACCTCACCAATATTCTTGACGCGAATAATCTGCCCTTCCGATACCAAAGAAGGTTTGCCAACTGCTTCGAAGTTAGAAAGAACTCCACCGATACGAAGTTCAACTTTCTTTGATACATCTCCATTTTCAAAACCAAAGAATACTTGATCTTGCCTAATATCATCTGCAATACCAATTGCATTATCAACACCAGTGCATTGTAAAAATTGGTTAATTGTTTTTTCACCATAGTAAATGGTATTATTACCAGAAACAATAGTGCCTGTTGATCCAAAACCAACCGTAGAATCAACTGTAATAACGGATGAACCTACAGATACTGAATTGATTGCTTTTACTTTTGGTTGAACTTTAAAAGTTCCTTCAACAGTATCTGCATCAGTGAAACCAACAAACAGATTTAGCTTGTAATATGTGCCAATACCAGTTCTTGTGAAGATTTCAACTTCAGAAACAGATGCTCTTGTTGCAGAATCTGCAGAGTTTGTAATTGTTTGTCCAACAAGATTGTTTGGATCACCAGAAATTCTTTCTGCAACAACTATTTCTCTTCTACTAAACTGTGCATCAGATGGTTTGAAGAGATATCTCTCAAGATCTACAACTGTTGGTGTCTCACCATAAAGGACGTTGAAAAGAATTTTAAATGATTCTTTTGTGCCCTTTGCTTTATAAAGTGAGTTTGACTCTTTTATGAAGTTATTAACATCAAGATCATCTACAAAATCAGAGTCTTCTAATCCTGGAGTGAAGGTATACTTAAGTTTCTTGTAAAATTCTTTAAGGAACAGAGCACTCAAGTTCTGAACTTCTACACCACCATCGTGTGCAGCTTTGTTTGTTTCCTTGAAAACTAATTCTTCACGATTTAAATCCGTTCTGTAAGTCTGAATACCACTGAAACCTCTAATACATCCAGTGAAAGTATTTGTAGTCAGACCAGTATAGGTGATAATTTCATCACCAATTTTGAACAAACCATATTCATTGGGAAATCCTTTGGTCGAGTAGACCTGAATAGTGTCTGCTGTCGATGTAATATCAGAATATAACGTCGTCTTACCGGAGATAACCTCTTGAGTGAAGTTATCCAGTGTGAGATATTGATCTAAATTTTCTGCAATATCAGTGGGACCTCCCTGATATTCCTGGGAGATATAATATTGCTTCAGAAAATCGATTGATTTGGGACTTTCAGCGCGTAAGAATTCAGGTAGTTGGCTATCAACAATCTGCTGAACCTTAACCCTCTGCTCAAATCCAGTTTGTATCATCTTATATCCTCTTTAGTTCTCCGTTTAAGTAACTAGATGTCGTTTTATAACCCACACCAGATGTCTGTTCACCTGAAGTAATGGTGTCTCTCACCATATTTATCTTACTATTTGCAACGTCAAAGGAAAGATAAAGATCCTTCAAACCAATAACATCGTTTGATTCTGGGATTGCTTGAATCTCAATAACATTGTTCTCTTTTACAGTAGATGTAACAACCAATGTATTGATCATAATTTCACCTTTAATGTAATCAATCGTGCCAATAGGATTGATAGTTCTGCTAATTAGGTACTCACCTTGTACATTCTTTTCATCTTTGGTGATGACAAGAACACCTTTACCACTTCCATCAAGTTTTCCATCCGTTCCTTTGTTAGGAACATCAGTAAAATAAAACAAATCGGTGCTACCAGAAATTGTGAATCCAGTGCTCTTGATATTAAATCCACCTTCATTGATATGAAACTCATTTCCATAACACAGTTCATACTGTGTTGGTGTATTAATCAGTGCATTTAAGTTTCTTCTAATCTTAACTCTTGTAATATTAGATGAAATTGCATCATCAACATTATCAATCGTCTGCACTAACTTACTATACTTAAATCTACCACCAAACTGATTGATGTTTGATGAGGAGAACGTATTTAAAACAGTATTGATATTCGTCTTCAGATCATTAATGTTACTAACTTGTGCACTATTATAATAGACAGCACTATCAATTTCGACAAAGAGGATCTTAAGATCAATAATTTTCTGATTGATACCGGAGATACTATATTCTTTTAATTTTGAAAGAATATTTTGCTTATCAAAGTCGGAAACAAAGTTGCCATTCTTTGGTTTGATACTAATTAAAACATTACCAAACTGTGGTGGATCTAATTCTTCACCACCAACAACAGACACAGACTCTGTGTTTGGATAGATTGACTGAATAACCGCTTCATAATCACGGGTTGTTACTGCTCTGTGCTGTGAAGCATAGATTCTAGGAGCAAAATATTTGATTGATTCAATTGGTTCAATATCACCACCATTGGATGCAGCGATCTTAGTATCAACTGTGATGGATGATGTGGGGATAACGATGTTTCCATCACCATCAATAACCCTACCAGAGAAGGAGAAGTTGCTTGGTCCGTTACCATCCTTACCATCAGTGATAACATAGGACACAGTAACAACTGCACCATCTTCTAATTTCTTGCCAAAGTATCCATCACCAAACAGTAATTCATACTTTTCATCCTGAACCTCTTGAAGCAAGTAAATTTCAGAGGTTGCATCCAGGTTTAGAATGTTTGATGCTAATGAATATTCTCTTCCTTCACCAGTATCAGAAATACCTTTTACTTTTACGACAATTGTTGAGGTATCAATAAATGAATTGTCAAGAATAAATCTCTGATCAATTGATCCATTAACAACAAAAACCTTTTTAAGGAACGTTCCTTGGAAGATTTTTACATCTTCAAACGATGCAGTGCCAGAATTGATGGTTGTTGTGACATCTTCTGGAATTGAGAAGACATAATTCGTCTCATTTGTGCTCCCAACACACACCAGACCCGCCTGTAAGGTCATTGTAGAGGAGGAACTACTAGTTGTTATATCAAATCCTACTGTCGCCTGTGCGGCGCTTCTAGAGCGTGGTACGTAACCAATATTTCTTGCTAAAGAAACGACGTTTTCTCTTAATGTCGCAGAATCCAGGAAGGATTCATTAACGATCATGTTCGAGTTGAACGCCGTTATGTAAGTATTATATGCTAACGTGTCGATAAGGACCGAAAAATTAGACCCCTCAAAGTCAAAATCACTAAAATTTGAGTTTGCTCTCAAATAATCTTTGATTGAGACCTTTATTTGATCAAAATCTAGGTTTGTAAATTTAGTAAAAGGCATATTACCTTGCTGCCTCTAGTAAAAAAGAGAATTCTTGTGTCGGAAACTCAAGACCAACGATATCAAATATAACTGTTACGTCAAATGAGTTCAAATCTGGTTCTGGATCGACTTCTACAACAGTATTAGCGACTCTTGGTTCGAAATTTTCGATCGTTTCAAGGATTTGCGCCTGAATAACTGATGCAGTAGCAAAATCAACGAAGTCAAATAGACTAGAACGTACATCTGAACCCAAGAGAGGTTGAAAAAACCTCTCTTCAGGGATCGTTTGAACCAAATTCATAATAGATCTGCGTATTGCAGACGTATTTTTTAAGATTGGCAAGTCTTTTGTCACGGGATGTGGATCAAAAGACAGACTAATGTCCTTAAATGCTCTAGAAACCCGTGGAATTGCCATTGGTCCTGTATAGTTTTCTTGATTTATTTATCAAGGTTATCCATATTACACTCTTCACCTGGATCATTGACCACTTCTTTTAATAATTTCTTCTTTTTGTCCTCTCTCAGATAAAAATCCGAGCGGGGATCGGTGATTAACGTCATACCACTTGCAATGAAGTCTTCACCTAAGTCTGTTCTAGAATTTCCCATTAAAAAAACCTCCTAAAAGTTCGTACAACAGAACTTTTTAAGAGGTTTCTATCTCTAAGAATATTTAGAGATCCTATCGTCCTTGTCCGCGATAAGGTTTACGTTTACCATTACGAGACGACGCTGCGTATTTCGTCCCGTTTCCGTCTCCTTGACGAGTTTTCTTCGGCGGTCCCGGTGCCCAATTGCCTTTTACAAGTCCTGTTTTTGCTTTAGCCATCAATAAGTCCTTTCAGTTCGTTAAAAATCTTTGTTTCAATATCGGAAGGTCGTGGAGAACCCGTCTGATAAAACTCTAACGACAGATTCTCCATAATGTCCATATACTCATACACATTTAAGTTTGAATAAACTTTCTTTCCTTTAATGAAAACTGTGTAAGAATCGTTAGACATCAAATAATCCTTTGCTTCTCGTGACCAACTCTGATACGAGGGTCGCACCAGATTTCAAATCCTGCTTCCTTTGCATCCAAACAGAAACTCACATCTTCTCCACACATATCTTGAACCTCTCCAGATTCAAAGACTTGCATCTTCGGAGCAAACCAAGGATACTTGATCTCTTCGTGCTCAAAGACACCGTGCTTGATCAGCAACCATCCAAAACCTGCATAGTCAACAGTGAAGGGTTTCTTACGCTTTGACATCGTTTCAAGAGTTTCGTGATTCATCACTCCACCATTGTTACGGAAGTCATCTTCATCCATCCAGTGTGCAACAGAAGAAGTCTGTCCATCTTCAGTGCAATACCATCCAGATGCAATGTCTTGATCCAACAGAATCAATTGATAGAATTTCTCAGTGTTGAATACAATATCACTATCAATCCACAACTGATAGTCATACTTCAGTTTACCATCCCAAGGAATTTGATCTGGTCCACGCAGTACGTTTGCTCCAAGACACTTACAACGGGCAAAGTTGACCATTGATGAATAATCTTGAGAGATTTGAATGCTTGCTCCACTCTGTACGATATCAAAACAGAGTTGAACAAAATTTTTCAGAAATGTATAAGATACTCCCCGACCAGGCAAACAAAATACGACGGTCTTGCCGCGAATCATTTCTCTCGCTTTGTCGTAGTCCCATTCGGGTTGCTTGCTTACGCTGGGAGATTTTGCTTTAACAGTAAATCCTTTAGCCATTAAAATAGTGTAATTACGTCAGTAAGTATACTCTATCTATAGAGTATTTGTCAAGTCAACAGTACGGCGTCTACGACATCCTATCCGTCTACATCTGTGATGATGATTCCAAGGGCGTCAACCTCAATATTAACTTCAGTTCCTTCAAACCATCCCTTCTCATCACAGATCCATTCAGGTATTACAACGTAATGCTCACCTGAAACAGGATCGATCTCTACAGTCGTAAAATTTTCTGCGGAATTTTTTTGCATCTGTGTATTTCGCACCTTGGTTTTATATAGCGAATGTTAAGTTTATAAAGACCTCGCAAAAGCAAGACTTTATAGCTTACAGGGACCCATCGATTTTAGCCAAGCGCCGCCCGCCCCGGCGATAAAATATACCGGGGGACTGCAAAATCACGAACGCACTGTATTAACGAACCGCTGAGAGTTTGCGAAGTTAGCAACACTGAAGGTCCGACGATTGACCAACTTAAATGTACCGAACTCACTGCTCATTACATAACCCTCAGCACTGATTCTTTCACCGTTGAGGTATGCTTCAGGTCCGTTGAGTTGGCGACACTGACGCAGGCATTCTTCCTTAAGAAAGATCATCAAACCGTACAGGTTCAAAAGATCACCATTACCCAGAAAATCTGCATCAGTGAGAGGATAACCCTCACGCAGGGAACGGTTAACATTCTTCTTAATTTGTGCTGCTTCCTTATCACTAACGAAGCGCACGGTTTGCATTAGTTCCTCAATGATTTCTACAACGGGAGGTAACTCAAATTCAGTGTTCAGTTCGGTATAAGAACCGCTCCAAATGTACGCCTTGGGAAACACGAACTTACAGTAAAATGTGTCGGTGATGATAAACTTCATTGGTGCTGCTACAGCATCACGAAGGTCAGAATCTGCGGTGTAAACTGTATGCGGAGCGATGATGATTTCTTCGGTTACAACATCATCGAATTTGTAAGTTATTGTGTTCGGTGTATACTCATCGGAACCACCGAAACCAATAAAATCACCCTGAAAAATGCCACCCTTAGGATCAGGCAGAAAATCAAAACATTTGTGCAGGATATCAGCAACTACACCAGTGTGGTTAGCATCAATATCCTGGTGAGATTCGTTGATCTTAATCTTCACTTTATTGAACACAGATTTGGTGCCCACGAAGAAGT